AATATCATCAATATCGGCTAATGATAGACCATAACGCACACCTAAAATCTCCTTGAATTGTGAAATACAACAACTATGTACTTCTTGTTCCTTTCCTAGATAACTATACATATCATCTACGTCAATCCATTTCTTTTGCTCATTACGGTCTACTGTAGCACCATTTATGACAAGGTCATAAGGATTGTATTTAAGATTGTGGGTATAAAGATACAAGTTTTCTTCTTCCGTTAACTCGATATATTTCTTACGTTTACCAACTGAAGCTTTTAATTCGCCTTCAACGTCTGGCCATCGCAATTGATTGGCAACTGAAAAAATACTAAGACCACCAATCCATTTGTCTTCAGCTTCTGATATGTTCCTTAAATAAATTGCCAACTCCTTATTATCAAGTTTGCTGCCTTTAATTGTATAAGGTAACAATCTTATAAATTTTTCCAAGTCACGATACATTACAAATTTGTTGCAATCATTGCAAAAGAACTGATGAGTACTACAAGTTATCATGTTATCGACATCAGTTATTGATAGCTCCTTGACTATAAATCCAGTACCATGTGTTATACATGGATATAGTAAGTCATCTTGTAACATACTGGATGGTGTACACACTGTACTATAAGCATTGATAATTTCACGATCACTAATACATTTTGGTAAACCATTGGCACCATCATCACCAGAGGCTGCTAACTTATATTTGTCTTTAGGCACAAGCAACAGGACCTCACTTATAAAGCGAAGTAAACAAATAACAACTATCGTATTAAGTAATGTGGTACAACTCTTACCTGAAAAAAACTGTAGCAAGTATTGTAATAAACTGTTTATCCATACGCATATTTTCAGGCAAACTATCATTATCAATCAAAATCTTAACCCATTTTGCCATTGCATGTTTCCTGAAACAATCATCTTGTAGTAAATTAGCTAATTGAGCAAATAAGTCATAACATTCAAAATGTATTTGCTTCATCTGAATTGAATTACTACGATCGAACCCTTCAAAGTCACTACAAACAACTTTCAAATCTAAATCTTTCCACAACTTATGTTTGTCCGCTTTCTCTTGCCAAGACTGACCAGGAGAATAACCGAAAAGTTTATTACGTATACGTTGCTCAACTGCGAAACAAACTGGACCTAAAACGAACTTGTCCGGTTCGTTAACTTGACTAACAGTACGTGTTTTGGCATTTCCAGTACCCTTATCCGCCTTACAAAACACGCGTGTAAAATAAATTTCCAACTCCTCTATTGTAAAATCAAACAATGGATCTTGAAGCACTTGCTGTTTATGTGTTAGATGGTTATAGAAAATTGCCCTACTTGCCTTCAAATCTATGAGTAATTCTTTTAAATCTGGAATCATTGTAATACGAAAAAATGCAAGAATATTGTCTACAACACGTGGATTTGCACCAATTGGAGCCTTAATCTGCCTCAAAAGACAACTGAGATAGTTACGATAATAATGGCCGTAAACAACTACTTTCTTATCTTTATCATCAACTAAATTTACTAGAAATTGTACAAAATATTGCTGTTTCTCTCCTGTGAAAATTGGATCCATATCCTCCCATTGATCTTTGGTAAAGTACATAGGGATACGAGTATGAAGTTTTAAATTGAAGTTCTTCATACTATTGACTTCTTTCAACATAAAAAAACCAACACAAGCTTTGGGTATATATTTAAGAATAAAATAAGCTCCTGTTGGTCCTGATTTTCAACTAAAAAGTTTACCAAAGATTTTAAAACCAGTGATTGCAATGCCAATTTTTGCTAAAAAGGCTGGTAATCTTTTACACCATTCCATGAAGTTATGTGTATTTATATAGACTGAATCACAAAACGTGAAATCTTTAGTACTGTTCTCATTCAAATTAATGACGTCGTATGTTGAAGTATTCCTAAGAATGTGTTTTACACCACCATCCACAATACGCTCGTATTTTGTTGTAGCTTTAAGTGTAATGTCACCAGTTTGAAATGCATGGAGCACCTGCGTATTATTATGTAACTTAAAAGTCGTAGCACTTAACATCATAATGGTAACTTCTCCGATAGCGAAACGCAATGCTGTATTAAATTGCTCTGTTGTATAAATAATAGGTGATTGGTATAATAAATTACGTAATAAGTTAATTATTAGAACATCTTTTTCCACTATAACTTGTGACGTTTTATTCAATGACGTCAAAAATGATGTCTTGAGTGACGTTATCGTTTTTGTCGAAATTATTGTCGAAGCGAAACTGGTAATATGCTCAAAGGTGGTGCTATTGATGTTATTGTCAAATGAAACAATCTCTGGTAAATAATCCGGTTTAATAACTACATAATCAACGGATTTGTCTTTAGATTCTGGATCCTTAACACGTATAACATCTTTGTGACTATAGTTATCGAGGTTCGTCAAAATTGCTGCCCAATCACTTATTGCGACTGTAATTTCTTCAATGATTGGCAGGACAGAACCAACAGATGAAGAATTTTTGTCATCTGGAACCTTGGGAAGACTTAAAACATTAGTAATTAACCATTCTCTTTTAAGTTTAGCGTCATCAGCTGATAAATAGAATGTTGCAGGCATTGGTTTTGTTCCCTGTGCACCCTTAGCTTGTTGATGTTTGTCATCGACACACTCTTGACCGCAGCTGAGATGACTAAACATAGCACAATCTTTATAAGGACATTGGTATTTAAATTGACTATGAGTACTAATAAGGTCATCAGCAGTGAGTTGTTTAGCTTTTAAAGCACTATGAACGTGTGCATAGTAATTACCGCAGCTAAAACATTTATGACCATGTAGGTTATTTTCACGAGTTAGAAACATTTGACGTAATCTCTCCAAGTCAACTTGTTGTAAGGTTGGTGGAGAAGCTTTATTGTCACGAGCAAGATTTTCAGCACTAGTTGATTCAAG